GATGGCTTACCGTAGAATGTTTGATGCCACCATTGACATGTCTTTCTATGTTGATAAGGATTATAAGATTGTAGAATTCTTTGAGTCATGGATTGATTTCATTAGTGGTATGAACATCAATAATCCCAATGGTGGTGACACCAGGGAGATGTACAGGAGTAATGCAGTCAATTACAGAATGAATTACCCTACCACATATAAAGGTCCGATTCATATTACCAAATTTGAAAAGAACTTATCTGATTCACAGATGTCATATGAATTTGTTGATGCCTTCCCACTTAATTTAATTTCAATGCCTGTCTCTTATGGACAGAGTGAGGTGTTGAAATTCAATGTATCATTTGCATACACTAGATACATTAGGTTCAGATCCAACAGTGGTCTACTTAAAAACTATGGTCAATTCTTCCGACCACCAGGACCTCCAGTATCATAATAAATAAACTCACTGACCATCTCGTTATAGGATATTATGCCTTTACCAACAATTGCCACTCCAACTTATTCGTTGGAATTGCCTTCGACAAAAAAGACAATCAAGTATAGACCCTTCCTAGTGAAGGAAGAGAAACTCTTGGTTCTTGCACTTGAAACTGAAAGTCAAAAGGAGATTACAACTGCTGTCAAGTCTGTTATCAAGAACTGTATCCAGACTAGAGGTGTGAAAGTAGAGACTCTCCCCACATTTGACATTGAATATCTCTTCTTGAATATTAGAGGTAAGTCAGTCGGTGAAGAAGTTGAGGTCAATATTATTGCACCTGATGATGGTGTCACACAGATTCCTGTGACCATTGACCTTGATGAAATCAAAGTCGTTGAGAATCCAGAACACAACAGACAGATTAAAATCAATGATGAACTCATCATGGAAATGAAGTATCCATCATTGGAGCAGTTCATCAAGAACAACTTTGATGTCAATGAGTCTAATTTTGATCAGTCATTTGAACTGATTGCTTCTTGTGTTGGTAAGATCTATAGTGATGATGAAGTCTGGTCTACTGATGATGTCAGTAAGAAAGAGGTGATTGAGTTCCTTGAACAGATGAACTCTATCCAATTCAAGGACATTGAGAAGTTCTTTGAGACGATGCCCAAGTTGTCTCACACAGTGAAGATCACCAATCCAAAGACTAAGGTGGAAAGTGAAGTTGTATTGGAAGGACTGTCAAGTTTTTTCGCGTAGGTATGGCTCACATGACTCTTGAGTCATACTTCAGACTAAACTTTGCCTTGATGCAGTACCATAAATACTCATTGACTGAGATTGAAAACATGATGCCTTGGGAGCGTGATGTTTATGTATCACTTCTTCAGAACCACATCGCAGAAGAAGAGGAAAAGGCAAAAGCTAACCAATGATAAATCCAGACTCCGATGATCAAAATATCCCAGGGCTTGACGACCTGCTTAACTCCATTAGGGGAGAGTCTGGACGAGACAACTCGTCTGCGTTGGCTGTTTATGTACCAGATCAGAGAGAAGAAGATCTGGTCTCTGAAGAAATTGATGAAAGAATCTTAGCCCTCCTGGGTCTGGAAGACGTTGTTGATATTGATTACGCAACCTACAAGACTCTTCTCAGAGAGAAGATGATGGAAGGTAGAGCGGCAAGTAGTAAGATACCGACTCAAGAGACCGAGGTTCTTACCAATGAATTTAAGAGAGTAAAGAGAAATACGGGTAGATTCAAAGTCAAGAAAGAGAAGGTTAAGTTTGATTCCTTTGTAGATAGTGTAAGACCACAACAATCAGCACAACAATCACGTCCACAACAGACTTTACTTGCTCTGCCAGGAACTGTAGAATCACCTGCTGAGGTAGAAGAGAAGGAAGAAAAGATTGATGGGATACAGAAGTTTCTTGGTGGCATTTCAGAGAAGTTAGCAGAGATTGAAAAGAACCTTAGTGACATGTTAGACATGGAAGCTAAGGAAGCTGCAGCTGAGAAGAAAGAGGTAGCTAAAGAAAGAGTTGATGCTGAGAAGGTAAAGAAGAGAGATAAGGAAGGTAAGTTAGAATCTGGTGTCAAGGGGTTCGCAAAGAAGATGACTGACACGGTGACTAAACCTGTCAAGGGATTCTTTGAAACACTTTTGAATTTCTTTATGCA